GTCGAAAATATTTTCGCCAGCAACTTAGTGTAGACAACACCATAACCCTCCGGATAATATAGCATAGTATGTATGCACAAAATGCCTTGGCTTTGTTTTTCAACTTTAACGGGAGCGAAGTTGCAGAATGAAAATTTAATCTTCCTATGGGTGAGTATTCCGCCATCATCGCCGCCGACCAAAATTCGGATGATTTTCTTCGCATCCAGATCGGATATACCATCTAAATAGTAGAGCAACACAACAATCGAATTGAACAGAAAAGTTAAAAACCTACCAGATTCCAATTGTGAGTCGACGTCTGCCGAATAAACGTTATTCTTGTCAAAAACTTTCCAAGGACGCGCAGCAAACACACCACGGAGGGTTTCATCAAGTTCTTGGCTGAAGGCAGATTTGAAATACTGTTTGAACTCTTCATCAACCAACCCACACTCGGAACACAATAATGCGAAAAAATATGTGCTAAACCAAGAATGGCTTTTATCCATACCTGTGACATCACCTTCAAATACATGACAGTTCCGTTGTAGAAAACCCCCAATTTTCATATAGATTTCTTCGGGTTGTTGATTAAAACCGCCAACGAGGATCATATAATTGTCTAACGCTTTAACCAATTGATCTGAGACAACGAAGGTTTTGTAAGCCATCAGTGCATTGTAAAATGTTGCCACATCACTGACTGGCTGATTTGCTTTTGTCGCTTTACTGATTTCATATTTCTTAAAATCCTGGCACATTTTCTCCAAAGTTTTTCTGCCGAAATCAGGTTGTGCGGCTAATTTCTCGAAGAAACCATCAACAGCTATCTTAATTTGCACTTTTGTTATGCCACTTATGATGTTTGGTCGGAAACCACGGGTATAATCACGCAGGTCATATTCACGAGCAAGGGCAGTGCCGCATATCGCTTTAATTCCAACTTCACTGTCGAGTAATTGGTTCAAAGCGTCGACTGTTTGGTCACCCTTGGTCTCAAGCGAGAGATTAAAAGCACGTTTGAATGCTATAGAGCATAGGGTCTTAACTGCTGCCAAATCGCCAATTTCACTACCCTTTTGTTCAATTTTATTAATTCTTGGTCTGATTAGGGCTATGGCACGTCTGACTCGAGACGAAAGATTTTCGATCTTACCACTAGCTTGCCTAGGGTCCCGGCGCATTAGCAGTGTGATTTCGTCTTGGGTGCTTGAAGCGGTGTCGGCATACCTACTGATGGCAGTGTTTAACGTGGACATCGGAGTGACTCGATGGATGTTCCCAATTGGAGGTCCAGTTAGCCTGCGGACTTTAGTTTTCGTTGAAGGCTGCGCCTCTGCGCTGACTTTAATACGGCCACCATCCTTGAGTTGATTTTGGAATGTGAGCAATTT